GTCGATAGTAGGGCTGTTCGGCAATCTGCTTGTCTCGTGAAAGCTCCCCGACCCAGGGAAGGTGCGGCCAACATATTCTAGCAACTGCTGTGTGAGGGTCTCCAGACTCACAGGCTTCGAGGTACTTGGCATCTCGGAATAGGTTCCACTCTTTGGCTCCGACACAGAAACTCTCCCCTGATTTGGCGTCGAACTTGGCGAACTTGTATCCAGGATCGGCTACGAGGATCGAACGGAGGCTCTCCTCCACGTTCTGTAGATTTCCGCCAGTGCCGAACTCACTGAATGAAGAAGAGAAACGACCAGTGCTTGTTCCCGCAATGTTATAACTTGTTCTAATTCTTCCATCTGAGTCAACGGCGGTGCGGAGGACCCCGATCTTCTTTCCAATCTCCTTAAGAGCCACAAGATGAGCCACAATAGGCTGAGCGATGGTATAAGCTTGGATCTTCTCCAAAGCATCACGATCCACGCTCGCACGGCCACGCTTGCGGATCTCGGGGATTTGGAGGTATCCGTAGAAGAGTCGTTGCAGATCATCGTTCGATCTCCAGTTGAAGTAATGCATGCCCACGCCGTCGAGGACGATGCGGTCGAGGTTGCGTTCGAGGATCTCCAGCTTCTCGTGGAGTTCGTCGATCACCTGCTCCTTCCGCGCTTGGTCGACGAGGACTCCGCGGAGCTTCATTTCCATCACCGGCGCTTGGAGTTCGCGAGAGAATGAGTAGGTTGCGGCGGTGGCGTTGTCGAGTTGGGGGAGGAGGACTTCGAGGACTTCGGAAGTCACCATCGTATCGGTAGCGTTGTAGCATTCATCTTTCTCCCAATCCGACAAATCCTGTGGGTCAGTCTCATCTGTATATATGATTCGCATAGCCCATAATCCTCATACGAGTGTGTAGGAGAATGTGATAATCTTGATCTGGACAAATAACTAACTTCAAAAATCCATGATTATCATCTGGAGCACATGTGTGATGAACAACGGCGCCTTTTGGTAGCGGTTTGCCAAGAGCTTTCTCTGCAAGTACTCTGTGCTCATATACAAGTTCTCCGTTCACTTTAATTAGTACGTATCCACTTTTGCAGTGGATCCACCTTTCCTTTGATGTTCTTATCAGCTTCTCTGTACGACCTACACTGTTTAAGTACCACTTCTGCTTTGCTTCTTTTCTTGCATCGTTGTTTGCCTTGATCGAACATTTTCTTGAGCAGTACTTAGCCGTAACAGCATACGGAAAGAATGTTTCATTGCATATACCACATTGCTTGATCATGCGTCTCTCTTTGCGGTTTGTTCTCTATGCTCGGCTTTCCAAGCACCGATGTTACAGTAACAAGATCCCAGAAAGCCAAGTCCTTTTAGAGATTCAGGCTGGAGAGCATGATGGGCCAGCATCGTGTCGTGTTGCACATTCATGATCTTGATGCCCATCGTGCGATACATAAACGCAACATCATACGTTATGTTTTGCCCCACTTTCGGAATTGGAGACTCACACACCTTCTTCACAAAATACCACGCCAACCTTTCCTCTTCGTAAGTAGCCCAGTAACTCTTGTTTCTTTTGCGAAAGTCCACAAATGGTATCACTATCGAAACGTATGGTGTTGGAGCAAATCCCACTTCTGTAATTTGGTTCCCCAATGTTTCAATATCGACCGATAACATCTTGCAGTCAACTATATACTGCTCGTAGAATAGATCAAGATCGCTTAGTCCTGGCTCTACCCACATGGCCCGTCGCGGTCTCCGCACCTCCGGGAACTCTTTCTCCCGAGCGGCTTTGGTCAGGTCCATGATTACGATGGGTCGAAGCTCGTATTGCCGAAGTACAGCAGCAGGATGATAAGTAGGAAGAAGCTTATAACCGGTAGCAGTATGCGTACTGACTGAGGTAGTCCCGCGAAGCTTTGAGACACCAGTCTTGCCGCTAAGAGCCCATAGAGCAGCATTACCAAGGCAGAGGACCAAGCTAGGATCCACGCTAACCAGTTCATCGCCCAGCCTCTCCAGCTCGTGTTGGAACTCCGCACGTACGCACTTCGCGCCGATCAGTGGTGGGTAGCCGGGGATGCCGGCTGCGCGCGGTCCGCAGAACCACTCTAGCTTGTTCCCTGGCGGGCGTTGCTGGAACACGTTGCTGCGGTGGACTTCCGGATGGAGGCGCCAGACCATGTCGAGCAGCGCAGGGTCACCGCGATCCCAGAACTTGCGCATGTAGTCGTGGTCGGCGCTCGTTAGCACTATATTGCCCGACTCCGCAAGCATGTTCAGCAGTTCGATCCCGCTTGCGCCGACCAGCGGAGCCCCGATCCGTGCCTCGTTCTCGCCGAATGCCTCCGCAAGTAAGAACAAGGGCTTGCTCACTTGCAAGCCTCCATCCCCAGCTTCGCATACCCCGCGATGTCCTTCCAATGCTCCTCACAGTTCGGATCTCCGCACATGATCCGCGCGATCTTGGTGGCGATCATAGTGAGGGCTTCTCGTTGGCGTTCGTTTAGCTCTGCGGGAGTTTCAAATATTGCCTCGCGGATATCCACCGCAACCCTTGCGGTCATCTTGAAGTTACCGTGGGTGCGCTCGCGTTCGGTCAAGATCGGATCGCGTAACGCTTGCACAAACTGATCCTCATTCAGGTAGGTAATTCCACCGGGGGTTAATGCATCCATCGCTTCTCTCCAAAAGAAAGCGGCGTGGCATTTGCGCCACGCCGGGGTTGATCAAACAGCGTACCCATAGGTGTGCTGGAGCAGACGCGCTTGGTCCTGCTCAAACTCGCCTTGAATCCGCCGATTACGTTCCTTCACGAAAGTACCGCAGTTCGGACACTGTGGATCCTCTTCATTGCCTAGCCCAGGCGGAAGCAGGCTGCCGCAATCTACGCAGAAGTCGAGGATTGTCTTCATGATGCGAGCGGCGCCGTTCCGCCAATCTCGCTAAACACTCCCTTCCCATCCTCCCGCGGCTTGTGCCGAATCAACGCGATGAACTGCGCACCCGGAGCGCTCTGTGCGGCCTCCCAGTGGCTCTGGCCTTCGATGTCGAGCCCGAGGTCGTTGGCGAGGAATTCGGTGTGTCGATAGGCAGAGGCCTCGGTCATGTAGAAGGTGAGGCGCATCTCCTTCCCCTGAACGGAGCCAAACTCTTCCAGCGCCTGCGGATCCACGTCGCAGTTGCCGTTGTCGTCGGTGTAGGGTTGAAGGATAGCGCAGGTGTATTCGATGAACTCGGTGCCTTTCTTCGAACTCTTGTCCTGCCGCGGGAGTCCGCGGATCATCATGATATAGTGACCACCGGGCACTGCGGGAGGGCGGACGGATGCGGTTGCGGGCGCGTTGAGGATGCTGGAGAAGCTGTTCATGTTGGGTTCCTGTAGGTCGCTTGTGTGTGTGTGTGTGTGTGTGTGTGTCAGAAGGGGATGTCGTCGTCAAGACTGCCCGGAACTCTGAGTTCCGGTGTTGGCTTCTTTGCTGCTTCAATCTCCTTTTCAAGGAGACTGTTGATCCCTCTTGAAGCATTCAACGCCTCATACGAATTGATGCGCGATAATGCCTCAAGCGCGATGGAGAGGTTCTTGATACCGAGATGGTTCATGCGCGGGGTGTCCCATCCGGTTGCCGTGTAATCGCTACATTCGCCCACATCGCATTGCTGCGGTGCGCACGGATCACGAAGGTCTTGTCCGGACCTTCAGGTAGCTCACGTTCCAGGGCGTCGCAGAACTCCTTGGCCGCCTGTCGGACGCGCGACATGGTTGCCTTCTGGTCGTCCGTGGGGTTCAAGTACTCGAACGTTGACGGGTGCATTCTGTGCTCCTTGCTTGGGAGGTTCACGCAGGACCGCGAAGAACTGCGCGAGCCCTGTCTCAATCGGGTAACTCGGCGCCATGTCAAACGGAGCCGGGTTGGCGAGGTCGATCAGCATCGTCGATGTCGTGCGTAGTGTCCGCTTCCCTCCATTGTTTTCGTACAACGCGTACGAGTTGAACCATTGCGGGATCTCCGAGCAGATTGCGGATCCGATTGCTTGCGGAAACCCTTTCTTCTTCCCGTCCTCCATCTCGACGTAGCGGATGTGAGCCAGGATGATCACGTTCGTTCGGAAGCTCTCGCTGGTGAGTGTGGCGATGGTGTTGATCACCGCGTCCTGTGCGTCCTTGTAGATTGCGCGGCGGTCGATCTCACCACTACGCCCTTTCACCGCAAGCGGCTCGCGGAAGTCGAAGGCTGCTTCGGCGAAACGGGAGAGTGAGTCGAGGACGAGGATACACTCCGGTCCCCAATCCCCAGGCACACCAAGGTCTACATCTCCGTACTTCCATCGATCGAGCATCCGCAATCCGTCGACGAACGCCTTTGGTGGACCATCGATAACCGCACCAGTCTGCGTGGCCTTGCGCTTGTCGCGGAGTGTGCGAAACTCCACGTTGTCGAGCTTGTCGGGAGAGTCGCGGAGCACGAACTTCTTCAGCACGTCCAGTCCGTTGTCGTAGTCGAGGATGCGGAGCTTGTATCCTGCGGCGACCAAGGACGCGAGGGAGCCGGTCTTCCCCGCCTTGCTGTCACCGATTAGCAGGCACTTGGTAAACTCATTCGACTGATGATCACGAAGACTGGGCACGGAGCACCTCTGTGTAAAGTGTGATCAGGTCACCCGAGCGGACATCCGCGTGCTCGGGGATCGTTACGGTCATGGTAGTGGAGCCCCCGAGTTCCACCTTCATCGCGCCGGCGCTGCGCTCGGACACGCGGAACTTGCCGAGGACGAGTTTGTAGCGGAATTGGGAGCCGATTGGGTCGGACATTGTGATCCTCCTGCGTTAACGTGGCTTCAACGGATTCCAACGTTCCTCCTCCGGTAGCTTCACAAACTTGCTTTCAAGAAACCGCTCTCGCACATGAGGGCTCTTCGAGCAGACCTCGCGGAACTTGCACCCTCCGTACATTCCGCAGGATGTATCGCGCATTGGCCAATGCCCGCGGGTTGCGTAGGCTTCGGCTTCGAGGAGGATGTCCGCAAGATCTCCAAGCCATTCCCCAAGTTGGTCCGGGGTCCGATACGTGATCCCTCGGGTAAACTGGTTCGGCTTGTCGAGGAGGATCTGCGCGGCGTCGATTATCACTCCCTTGACAGGAGAGTTGAGGATGACTTGCGAGGCGAGCGTGTAGAGGGTCATCTGGTTGTTGGGCTCGAACTGGTCGAAGTAGTACGAGCCGGGGGTGGAGGTGGTGGTCTTGCGGTCCATCACGAATAGGTTCCCGCCGTAGGTGACCACGCGGTCGAGGTGGCCACAGAGGAGGTAGGGTTGACCCACCGTTTCGCCTTCAGGTGTGTTGAGAAGCTTCTCCAACTCCTCTGGGGTGGAGTGCGTCTGGTGCTGCGGTCCCCAATCAAGCTCAAACCTGAAGCTCAACTCCACCGCAGGCCTTCCATCGTCGAGGATGAAGGTCTCCGCAACGTCGTGGAAGTAGTGGTCGAGGTAGTCGATGGTCAGCGATAGCAACGTGTTCCGGTTCTTATACTGCCCCTCCTTCACCATCGGATCCGGATCCCAATCCTTTGTCGCCACCATCAGATCCCCAACGATCGCGCGCATGGCGTCTTGGTGCGTAACCCCTTCGCACTTCAGCCGATCGTAGTTCTCGAGTGCGTGGTGGAAGGCGATGCCGAAGCGGAGGTGGTAGGACTCGTCGCGCGGAGACCAGCCTTCGATCATTACGTACTGGTAGAGGCGGGGGCACTGCTTCAATGCTCCGAGGCTGGTTGAGTCCCACGCGAATTGAATCTTCGTCCCCGGCAAGAACGGCGACGGCGCAGGTGCATCGCGATCAACCTCGCGGATGGTGAGGGGGAGGGAGGCGGAGTTCATGGTGCAAGCTTCTCTAGCATTGCCACCAGATCTGCCTTAGCTAGCTCTGCTTCAGTATGGGCTATCCGAGTAGAAGCTCTTTGCTTGTCCCGCTCCGCATCTTCTGTATCCATGCTCCAAGCACGGATGGTTGATTGTTCAAAACGGTGAAGGGCAACACGAATGTCATTTCGCATCTTGATCCTCCTAAACTCTGCGGCGTATCGAGACGACCTGCGGCTTCGGCTTCAAGCCCAGCTCCGCAAGGTCGATGACCGGCTCTGGCCCGGCTTCCTTCTTCGCACGCTTGCCGGTGGCTTTGCCAGCGCGGGCTTCGCGGTAGTACGAGATGAGCTTGTCGATGTCGCCGGGGTGCGGCATGGTTGGGTCCGCGTCGATGCGGGCGAAGAGTTCGTTGAGGTCATTCTGCATCCTCGGGCTCCACAAATTCAGCTAAGTTGACCCAGTCATTGCGTGGATAGGTTTCGCGAATGTGCCGGTGAACCATGTCACGCACTACCTCTGACCAACCGTGGCCGTAGTAGCGCTCCATCGCTGCGCAGTCCTTGTCGAATAGATTCAGCGTTACCTTGCGGAGCTTCTCAGGTGAGCGCGGGGGCATCGCCGTCCTCCATCTTCATCTCCTTCTTCACCAACCACACCGTCCCGTCTTTCATCCGCGCCACCTGTACTGCTTCGAGGCGCGGGTCGTTGGTGGTTTTGCGGGATGCGTAGAGGTCCGCAATGGTCTGCTCCATGTGGGTCACGGTAAGTTCGATCCCGAACTCGGAAGCTAGCGCGCGATACCAGAGCGCGGTGAGGGCGGGGGAGGGTTTGGCTGTGGAGCTCATACGTGTCCTACCCTGTTATACGGGAAGTTCTCTGTTCCATCTAGCACAACTTGGTTGGCCTCATCAATTTCAAATCGAATCTGGAAATCGGTATCACCGAACAACGTTGCTGGATCTTGCTTAACCCGATCGAAGAAGTTATCATATACAGTCTGCGAGTGGAACTGATACCATCCAGTGTTTGGATAGTACTTTGCGAACAGGATCGCGGTTCCCGTTAACTTGTGTACGAGGTACATGCGGTTGTTCGCCATTACACCCTCCGTTTCACATCCACAACCACCTGCTCCAGCGCCTCGATCGATCCGTATGCTGGCACCGAGTCATCCTCGACCTCACTCAGCGCCTCCACTGCGCCACGGTTAAGCGTGATCTTCTCCACCTGGACGTAGGTCCGTCCCTTGCTCTCCCGAATCCGGACGACTAGCTCGTCGTACGGGCTCGCCCCATGCATCGCGTGGCCTTCCTCGTACGCCAGTTCGTTGTCCTTCCGGTGAAGCTGACGAGCTTGGTGGAGACGCATGCGGAGCATCATCGCTGCGTCGTAGTTCGCGACGGCAATGCGGACGCCTTTCTCGTCCTCTAACGCGCGGTCTAGGGCTTCGTAGCAATCATTGAAAGCATGTCGAGATTTCGGCAAGCTCACTTCGGCCTCCTTCTGTATCCAAAATCCGCCGCGGACCCTCTTCGCCCACAGCAAGTGCAACGGTAAACCCATCGTGGGTAGCGCCACTTTCCTACATACTCCCGCGCGAACTTCAGCACGCTCATCCCTGGGCAGCAGGAGAGGTGGAGATGGAAGATCTGCATCACCACCACTCCTCGTCCCGGTCGATTGGGCCGGAGTTGAAGTAGAATAGGGCGGCGAGGATTGTGACTGCGAGGAGCCAGAGGATCACCATTTGATTGCTCCGCTCTCGATCTCGAAAAGGCGGTCCATGGAACGGGTCTGCATGACGTAGCGGAGGTTTAGATCCTGCTCGTCGCTGCGGCAGAGCCAGGGGTCGAGCATGAACACAGTCTCGAACTCGAGGCCCTTGGCCTTGTGGCCGGTCATTAGCTTGACGGACCCGGTCTGCTTGAACAGATGCTCCGCGTAAGCTATCGCAAGGCCGAGGGTCGTCCCGTGCGAAGCGAACACTCGCATGCAATCTGCCAGATCTTTCGCAGAAGAAGAGCCCTTTGCTTCGCGCTCGGTTTGCCACTCCGCAATTGCCCCAAGTGTCTGTTGCCGGCCCAGATCTTCTCCACCGAGCTTCCGCATAATCCCGACAAGCTTGGGCCCAATGTCCGAACCAGCCACCTGCACACTGCGGCCAGCTGTGAGGAGCTGCATCGCAAGTCGAAAGAGCGGTGCATTATTACGGCAGAGGAATGTACAGGCGTCAGGAATATCGTTAGCTTGTAGCTCGTTAAGAGTTTCGACATGCCCACCCTCCTTGATCCATTTGAAGTTTGGCACTCGCCACCTTGCGGCCTTCACGATCTCGCTGGGACAGCGGAAGCTGGTGGAGAGTGGCAGCGGGGTCATTGCGTAGCGTTCGGCGAGGGCAATCATGCCTTCGGCTTTGGCTCCGCGGAAGCCGTAGATGGACTGGTATTCGTCTCCGACTGCGATGACGCGGCGGGATCCGTTGAAGAGTCTGTGGAGGAGGGCGTGATTGACGGGGGATAGGTCTTGCACTTCATCAACGAGCCCAAGAGGAAACTGCGGGAATGTACCTCCGAACACAGCGGGCATGTATATCTGATCGTTATAGTCGATGAGGCCGTCATACGCCGACCTGATAGATCGAGTAAGAACTGCGTCGATGAGATCCGCTGTAAGGTCATCAGGGGTTTCGTCGAGCGTGGCATGAAACTCCTCCCTCTCACACATCCTACGCACGTTCAGATACGTGCCATCGGGGATGTAGCCAACTGCCTTCGCCATATTCACGCCTTGCAGTACGTCCCAGTAGGAGTTCCACATCGGGCCTTGCGCGGAGCGCGGGGCCTCGCGGATCATCTCCCGCAAGATGTCATTGCACTTCTTACCTTTGCCGGAGGCTGAGTCTAGGTTGAGATTGATGCCTTGTGATGCAGCCCAGATGCGGTGGCCCATTGCGTTGAAGGTCCGCACCGTTGTGGTAGACTGCATCCGCTTCTCAGCTTCTTTTGCATTTTTCTGATTAAACACAAGGTAACAGCACGGCTTCGCTTTCACCGCACGCTCAATCATCTCCAGCGTGCTGGTCTTCCCGCACCCCGCGTTGGCGCGGAGGAGGAGGTTCGCGTCGGTAGTCCGCGCGGCGGTGAGGATGGCTTCTTGTTCGTAGGTGGGGGTCAT